GACTAAGAAATAGGTCTGTTGTCGCTTCAGCAAGTTCGTCCTCTACTTGATTGTAACGATCGGTCATATAGACTTTTGTATGGCCCAGCGCCTGGCTTAATTGTTCAAGCGGAACCCCTGCAATAATGCTTTGAGTCGTGAAGAAGTGGCGCATCATGTGAGGTGTTACATGCAATCCTGTTGCTTCATTCACTAGATTGAAGTTTCTATTTAGCTGGTTTGGATTGATGAGACCACCTTTCTCGTTGATAGTTATATAATCCTTGTGCTGTTCCTTGATAATTCCTAACTTTCGCTTAATCTTAGAAGCTTCAGCTATCAGATAATAGATCAGGTCTGTTCCGATATCATCAAGGCAGACATATCGCTCTGAATCCTTCGTTTTAAGCCCTCCTTTCCCTTTTAAGGTCTGGTTGCTTCGACTGTCTCTAAGATGCAGTATAGCCCGTCCGCTGTCGTTCTGAGTGATGTCCATTGGACGCAATCCAAAGACTTCTCCTCTTCTCAATCCGAAAATTGTCAGATAGGTCAGAGCGTAGAATTGTTTTGGCATAATCTCTTCTGCCTTTGCTATCCAAGTCTTGAACTCTTTGAGAGTCACTTTCTTGTTAGCTGCAGGAATATCACTCTGGCCAATAAAGACACCTTTCAAGCGATTTGAGAGCAGATTACCATTTTTCACGGCATCATTCAGCAATGCCATGAAGCTGGAATTGAGGGTTTGAACAGTGTATCTGGTATGGTTCTGCAACTTTTCAGCTATAAAGAGTTCATACTCATTTCTATCCAAATTTTTAAGCAGGATAGAACCAAACTTTGCCTTGATATGGTTATTATAGAGATTGTCATTGAGGTAGTATGAAGTGTCATTCCAGCGCCCTGTTGACAATCTCTTTTCGGAATAGATATCCCAATATTGATCAAGCGTTAGATTCGTATTGATACCTAATTCTTGTTCTTGGATTTGTTGCTCAAGCTCTACCAAGGCTGCACGAGCTTGAGGGAGAGTTGTGAAACCACTTTTACTTTTTTCTCTTTTTTTACCTCGGAAGAAAAAAGAACGTCTGACATAGTAACGCTTGCCTTTAGCAGTCTCATAGTAATAGATATTTGGGTATTTTGTTTTATTATATTTCATTGTATTCTCCTTGTTTATCGGCTTCTGGACAAGGTCTAAACATTGAGAATATTGACATCACCCCTTTCATGGTGTAAAATAGGGTATAGAAAATAGGCCTTTTTAATGGCTGATTTCTTATAAGGCTAAGCTTCACAATCAAACTTTGGCGAGGGCGATTGTGGGGCTTTTTTATTTCTTGTTTACTATTCCTCAAGCAATCTTATAAAATCATTTTCTGTCATGATTTCAATATCTTGACCTTTTTCTAATAAGGTTTGTGCTTTTTTCATTTTACTGCTTAATCCATCTGTGCCAACAACTCTCCAATCTTGTTCCCCAACAACTAAGATATTAGTGTGTTTGGTCACTCCTTTTTCAGGAATACCACCAACTAACGCAGCAGCTTTGTTAGCTTCTTTTCTAGTCATTCGCTCGAGTTTTCCAGTAAAGCAAAAGTACAAACCGTAAAAGTAATGGTCTGGGTTCATTGCTGCTTTTTCTTCTTCTGTAGGCTGATAGATAAGGTTTTCCTTGTATTGATAACCTTTTTTCCTTTTAAATCCATACTGACCGAGTAAGCCAGTTTTATTGTATCTATATTCTTTTAAAAAAGCGGTGAGGTCGGAAAATGAATTTGTGGATAGCAAGTATTCTAAAATCAATCCGCTTGCTCGTGCATCTGATAGAGCGTTATGGTGATCTAGCTCAATATTCAAATTTTTAGCTAGTCTTTTTAGTTTGTAATTCAATTGTCCAGGGAGAGCAACCTTGGCTAATCGATACGAACAAATGTATTCTATATTATCAAAATCTAGCTCGTATTTTTGGTATACGTCTTTAAGAGCACCCATATCAAACTGTGCAAAGTGGGCTACAACTATATCTAAACCAATAAAATCAACAATGGACTTTCTTACTTCTGGGAATGTAGGTGAATCAAGAACATCTTCAGGAGTAATGCCATGGATGAAAATATTGAAATCATCAAATTCTTCTTCTGGATTGATTAAGGTGTAAAATGTATCAACAATATTCCCATCTTTAAATTTTACTAATCCGATAGAACAAACACTACCGCGAAAGTCATTCGCAGTTTCAACATCTAAAGCAACATACGAGTAAGACATATGAGTCTCCTTTCACTCCATCAATGCAAAGTATTCCTCTTTTACCATGACTTCATTAGTCATGGTTTTAAGATTGTAGTAGGACATGAATTTGAGGTAATCAAACTCTGTGGGGTCATCCAAGCTTTCTAGTGCGTCTTTTACGAGATGATGGATCATATTCCTATCAGCTTTGTTTTCACAGCGTAGGCGAGCGTTCTGGTACTCTGAGCGTGTGTGGTCTTTGTGTCCGAGTTCATGCAGTAGTACCTTAACTCTCTCTTTTTTGCTGAGTTTATTAGATAAGAAAGCTGTATTGGTTTCTTTTTCGTAAAATCCAAGTTCATCAGGTATTAGCTCACCGTCAAAATCGACAATGCGAACCTGAAAATGACTTATAATTTCTTTTTCGGTCACTAAGCAGTACCTCTAATCACCAGCTTCTTTGAGATAACCTTCAATGATAGACTGGATGATTTTCTTCTTTTCATCTGTTAATTCTCGACCACCAAACATCATGACATTAGATGCCATTTCTTCAACATTTAGGGTCTTCCCTTGCCAAGTGTACTCTTTTGAATCACCAGCAATAGCAGGATTATCCGTGCGACCAAGTAAATAATCTGTGGACACGTTGAAGTAGTCAGCAATTTCTTGAAGACGTTCAGCATTTGGTTTTTTGTTTTTCATACTATAGATTGTATTTCTACTATATCCTAATGTTTCTTCAAGAGAATTTATAGAAATTCCACGATTTTGGCAAAGTTCTTTTATTTTTTCGAACAAAGAAAACATTGATTTATCAACCTTTCTAAGGCATGACAAAAAATATTCAAACTTTTGATTGTAAATATGTTGACAAAACGCAATCTATAGTTTAGAATATTATTTGTAAGCTAAAGAGTTAGCGAACAAGACAACTAAAAAATAAAGCCTAATGAAACTGATTGGCGTCCGTTTTCTAGGTAGAACCTTACTTTTAGTAGGTCTTTTCTCTATGATTAAATTCTAAACTATAGATTGTTTTTTGTCAAGAAATTCGCTAACTTTTTAGATAATTTTTTAAAAGAAAGGGGGAGAGGAGAATGGTAGAGCCTTTCTTAATTGGCTTTGTTTTCGGTAGTTTTCTGTGCTACATTGTCGCTACTCTGATAGGTGCTGTATTGGACTTTAAACTTCAGAAGTGGCAACAACAAAGCGATAAAAGCAATCCAACCTGTAAGGATTGAAAACTGTAATTCTGTGAGAGTCAAGGTAGCGACAGCTATCACTGCAGTCCCTAAACCTACAGATGAAATGTAAGTTGTGATTTGTGTATAAACTTTATCAGGTATCAATTTTCTATTTCGTCCACATGAAATACAGTAATAAATTGAACCGAAAAATATAAAGCAAAGAATAAGAACGAATACAATAGCAAGAATTCTTTGTTCTGTAAAAGCTTTCAAGAAATCTGTTAACAGTGAATCAGAAATAGGATAGAAGGTAGTAAAAAGGTGAAATCCTACGATAACTGCCAAAATCGGAACTAGGACACCATATAAGATGATTTCCTTTAGATAGTGAAAAAATGAAGATTTCATTATTCTCCTCCAATCGTTTTTATTTTAATTATATCAAATTTAGAAAGGAAAAATATGAGTAAAGAACTAAAGATAATCAAGGCTAAAATCAAAACTCGTTTGATTGAGCTGGATATGACTCAATCCGAGTTGGCAAAACAAGTATTCGTCGCACCTTCGGTCATTTCAGAACTGCTGAAGTATGGCAAAGGGAGTGATTATGTGAAAGAAAAAGTCGTAGATATTTTGGGTATTGAAAACCCTTGGATAAATCACTGAGAGGTCCATACATGCAAGCGAAAATAATACTGAATTGGCAGAAGAAAAATCACCAACTTAGTCAGCTGATGATCGATAGTCTTGAGGGGCTAGATGTTTGGGAAACTATTTTAACACTAGGAAAAGTAAGAAGAGGAATGTTATGAACAACGCAGCGCAAAAAGTAACACGGATTGATAAAGATGCCTGGGATATTGCTACAGAGCTGGCGAACGAGTACGGAGTATCCATTTGTCACATTATCAGCGAGAGCGTCCGATACTGTGCAGAGAATGCCGAATTTAAGGAGATGGATGTTGTCGTTAAACGGTTGGTAGTCGGCAGTAAGGTGCTGGAGTAGGAGGGGAAGATGAATGAACTAGAAAGAACAGCCCTCAATGAAGTATTGAGGACCGTTAGACTTATAAATGAAAAAGTTGCTGAGGTTGTTGAACTTCAAAGTCAGCAAGAGTTAGCTATTTCTTATCTTCGGGGAATAATGGACGGTTGTGAGTCTGATTGATTATCTCTTGAACTCGTTGCGTAATTGACTGATGGTCACCTATTGTTGGCTTCGCATTAAAATCATACGTGTGTATGCGAGAAGAATAAGACTGTTGGCTTTCTAACAGATTTAGTATCTTGTTTAGTTTTTTAGTTAGCTTGTCATCAAGCTCTTCTAATGTAACGCTTTTATCAATGCGACTTTCAGGCATTTCAAAGTTTTCAAAGCTTTTCATTTTAGCTTTCAATTCTCTTTTGGATTGCTCGATTTTTCCAACAGAAAGGTTATAGAAAACAGTTCTTTGGGATATAACATCAAAAGGAAGTCCATTACCTGCTTGTATGATAGGAACTAAGGGGAGTTCTTTTGCTTGTCGAAATCCTAATTCATAAAATGCATTCGGATTGTGTCCTGTCATATCTGCTACAACCATAGGGGCAGTCTTAAGGTAGTTGATAATAGTTTCATTGATATTATCAACTGCATCTACTTGGTCAACTCGTACTGGCTTATATCCTAATTCCTCACAGACTGGGGCTATCAGGTAAGAAAAAACCTCATCTGCTCTATCTCTAGTTTCTGTTCCAGATTCACCGATAGCAGTTACAATAAAACAAATTCTTTCAGTCATATTTTTTCTCCAATCGTTTTTATTTCATTATACCAAATTTAGAAAGGAATATTATGAACGAAATTTTTAACTTTCACGGGCAGGAAGTCCGTGCTTTAACCATTGATGACGAACCTTGGTTCGTTGGGAAGGATGTTGCGGATATCTTAGGATATGCGAATTCAAGAAAAGCAATTTTTGACCATGTAGATGATGATGATAAGACAGATGGGGTAACGATTCGTGACGCCATGGGTAGAAATCAAAACCCTGTCATCATCAACGAATCTGGTCTCTACTCTCTTATTTTATCCAGTAAGTTACCTCAGGCTAAGGAGTTCAAGCGCTGGGTGACTTCAGAGGTCTTGCCAGCTATTCGCAAGAAGGGCGGATTCATCCGTGAGGATTTGGACGAGGATGCCTTCATCGCTCTATTCACTGGTCAGAAGAAATTGCGTGAGCAACAAGCGACCATGATTGAAGATATCGACTACCTCAAGAGTGAGCAACCGATTCATCCTAGCTATGCTCAATCATTACTGAAGAAGCGCAAAGCTCGTGTCGTGGCTTGCTTAGGTGGTATTGATAGCCCTGCTTATGCGGATAAGATTTTTGCTCAGTCAGTCTTTAGACAAGCTGAGATTGACTTTAAAGACCACTTCAACATTAGTCGCTATGACTTGCTACCCAAGAAGCATGCGGATGCCGCTCTAGCTTACTGGATGACTTGGGAGCCAAGCACCAATACCAAGATGAAAATCATGAAATTGAACTCATTTGACGAAGTGTAGGAGGGGAAAAAGATGGACAATGTTCTACTTTCACTATCTGAATGGATTAAATCCATTATCAAGGATACAATCACTAGATTGGTTGAAATAGAAAAAGATAGTGACCACTATCCAGAGTTGATGGATGTGAACACTACCTGCGAATTTCTAGGAATTAAGTATGCCACCTTTTCAGATAATTATCGTTACTTAAAGGGATTTCCAAAGGAATTACCTGGTAAGAAATGGTCAAAAAGAGCCATCAAAGAATGGCTCTCTAATCAAATATAATAACTTTACTAAAAGGCTTCTGGACAAGGTCTTAGCAAAATTATTTGACTATATTATAGCACAAAAAGAGGATAAGGAGATAAAAATGTTTGAACCACCGATTTTAGACCAGCTGATGGGGGTTGGAGCCTTGCTGCTTGGATTTGCAGGGGCTTGCCGTCATATCAAATTGCAGGAACAACGCAAGGAAGAAGAAAGACGAGAAGAGCAAGAATTTGCGTCTATGATTATCCAAGTGCGTAATCATGCATATGAACGTGGTAGAGAGGACAAATGGCAAGAAATTCGCAAGAATATTCGCAGAGAGTTCAAAGGATTCACATATGACAACGAACCGCCTGTAGGATTGCGCCCTGAGCTGTTAGCTTTGCCAGAACCTAAACAGTCTGCAATCAGATTTTTGTAATGAGGAGGTCAGGAAATGGAAGAATTGATTGAATCGCTGGATAACCTGATTATGATTGTTAAAGAACTGGAAGGAAGGGAATCAACTTCAAGACATTTTATTACGATATGGGAAAACGATTATAAAAATCTATTACGAGTCAAAGAATACCTAACAGACTATGAAAAACTAGCTAAGGACTATCGTGATGTGGAGCTTAAAAATAAGCTGCTAAAGATTGAAAAAATGGAGCTGGAAGGCAGGTACATCTATGAGGATATGCGAATGAAGTATCGCGCTAACCGTAGGAAGTGGGGTGCTAGGTATGTCTGAAATTAAGTGGATAAAAATCACAACCGATATTTTTGACGATGAAAAGATTTGCCTGATTGATGCCTTGCCTGATCCTGATGCCATCTTAGTGATATGGTTCAAGATTTTGACACTTGCTGGAAAACATAACAGTAATGGTTTGTTGATGATGACTGATAAGGTTCACTATACAGATGAAATGTTAGCTACTATTTTTCGTAGACCATTGAATACAGTAAGAATGGCTATTGGAGTTTTTGAACAGTTTGGGATGATTGAGATTATCGATGGTATTATTAGCTTGCCAAATTGGGAAAAACATCAAAACGTTGACGGAATGGAGAAAATCAAGGAACAGACACGTAACCGTGTAGCCAAATACCGTAAAAAACAAAAAAATCTTGCTCTTGGTAACGTTACAGTAACGGACGGTAACGCACTAGAAGAAGATAAAGATAAGAATAGATTAGATAAAGATAAGAATAAGAAAAGAATAACTACTACTAGTAGTGGTAGTGAAGAAAATATCTTAGAACTTTTTCAATCTGAGTTTCGTAGACTCTTATCTGGATTTGAAATTGAAGAAATCAACCATCTACTAAATGAGAATGATGTGGATTTGGTGAAAGAAGCATTGAAGACTGCTATTAACTCAGGAAAGCCGAACATCAAATATATTGGTGGGATTTTAAGAAATTGGCAGATGAACAATGTTACCACTGTTGAACAGGTTCGTCAATCGGAAAAGAAGAACAAGGATAAGAAAGAAGAACAGGAGGCCAAGGACGAATGGGGGTACTAGAACTAATTGAACAATTCGAGATTGACTATTATCCGTTAAGCTACGAGAAGAAAACTCTTTTAGCAGACCAACCAATTCATCAAGTGGTTGCCTGCTTGTCTGAAATGGCTAGCTGGCATGAATGCGGAGGTCGGCTAGTATGGTAGACAATGTGTTTGAGGAAATCGCCTTATCTTATCGTAGGAATACAGAACAACAAGAAGAGTTCTGCGAAAAGCATAACATCCCTTTGATAAAGATATTGAGGACCGAGAGTGTTGTATGTCGCATGTGTGAATCTGAGCGGATTCATGAAGAAAATCAGGAAAGAGTGAATGAACTGGCTAATGCTGAGAATGAGCGAGAGAGGAAATACTATCTTGAAAAGTTCTCTCTTTATGATGAAGTTTTGAAAAATGCTACTTTGGACAATTTTGAAACACCAACCGAAAAAGAAGCGGAAAAGCTAGCTTTTGCAAAGAGGATTTGTCGTGAGTGGTCTGAGGGTGCTAGGAACAACATCGTGTTACAAGGAGAAGCTGGAACAGGTAAGAGCCATTTGGCTTTTGCTATGGCTAAGGCTCTATCTGAGTACACGAAAGAGATTGCTATTTTTATTAACGTAACTGACTTGCTGATGAAGATTAAAGCTGATTTTAGTCAGGAAGAGTTTCTGGTCAATAAAATTGCTAGTGCTAAGTTCTTGGTTTTGGATGATTTAGGAATGGAAAAAGATAGCGAATGGTCATTTACTATTCTCTACAATATCTTGAATAAGCGTTCAAACACAATCATTACCACAAATTTGATTTCTGCCGATATTCAAAAAAGATATGGCAGACCTTTCATGTCCAGACTAATGAAGGGTGTAGATAAAGACCATTTGATGGTTTTCAATGATTTGACAAACAAGCGAAAGCAATATTTTTAGAATAGGGGTGGCTGATGTTTATTTTAAAGCATGGGACAAGAGAGGATAAGCCGTTTCTAAGGTCTGCAATTGTCAGTGTGACTGGCTTGGATATTTCGTGTTCCGAGGAGAAGAAAGCCATGCGGTTTATTTCTCTGGCGGCAGCCTTACAGGTTAGCAAGGCATTGAGAGGTTCCTTTGGGAACTTCTACCCTGTCGAGGTGGAGTGATGTTAGAGCTTTATTTCGTCTACAACGGGCACTGTAAGTTTTTCCTTGGGAGGTTTGACAATGTATGAGAAAGTGAAAGTTGGGGATGAGGTGATGTTGTGAAATTCTTGGATTTATTCGCAGGAATTGGCGGTTTTCGTTTAGGAATGGAGTCTGCCGGCCATAAATGTATTGGCTTTTGTGAAATTGACAAGTTTGCTAGAGAAAGCTATAAAGCGATACACAATACGAAAGGAGAAATAGAATTACATGACATCACAGCAGTATCAGATGAAT